TACTGTTCAGACGTCAATGAATTAGAGGCTTCTATATGGGCCAAAGGTGCTGAAAAATACGAGGCTGGTAACTGGCAGAAGGGCCAAAGCTTGGTCAAAGGGATTGATAGCTTACAGCGACATGTGACGGCGTTATTAAATGGTGAGGATTTAGACAAAGAAACTGGTTTGCCTCATGTTGGTCATATGATTACATGTGCTAAGATTATAGCTCGCGCTTATTTAAAAGGCGGTGAATTTGATGACAGGGTAAAATAATGATTGAGCACCCGCGGGCACGTAGTCACATTACTTTAAATGAGTTTATTTATATACAGGGTAAGCGTGCCGTGTTGGGTAGCCTAGCTTTAGAATTTGACCATTACCACACAAGAGGAGATTTTGATAGTTGCGAGGAAGTTTTAGAAGAGTTTTGTATTATTAAAAATGAGTATCAAGGCTTTGTTGATGCTGTTAATAGGTCAGATGAATATCATAGGAGGCGTAAAGATGTATGAGATATTAATATCGTTAATGCTGTTATCCGCTGGAGGTTATAAAGAGCGCGTACAGGCCGAACATACATTGAAAGTAAGCGGTATATCGTTTGAGTATGGTAAAGCCTTTTATGATGCCTCAGAGTGTCCAGAGTTTAAGCATAGAATGAAGCGAGTCTTATGGTTTAGGTGGTGTATAGAAAACGCTGAGAAGTATGAGCCAAATGATAATTATTATAATAGTAGGGATATTATGGAAAGTCTGAAGGAATATGATTTTAAAGAAATGTTTAAAAAAGTTTACATTAAGCCTTGATAAAAGTTTACAGTTGCTGTATTATATAATTATTGAAAGCAAACAAACAAAGGAAAATAAGATGAAAGAGATAATCAAAACATTAAACCTAATAAATATAAGAAGAACTGAAAATATTATGTTAAATGATTTTATGTACATTGTAAAGACTCTTGCAAAGCATGGCATCACCACTGACACGAAAGAAATATACAAAGTGGCACTAACTTGTCAGGTTATTCACGATAACGATTAAACAAAAGCCCTTCGGGGCTAACCAAAGGAAAAGACAAAATGAGCGATTTAGAAAAAAAACCAACTAATTTAGATATGGTTCGTGAAGCATCAATCGGGCGTGTAGTTAAAGACATAGTATGGTTTGATGTTGATAATTATGATGGTTCAACCTGTGGCAGTTATCGCATTGATTTTCATGATGATGTTTCTGTAGAGTTTGAGGCCATGTCTGATGATAATGAAAGGTGGATTGATCCTACTATTTTGAGGGGTTTGAAATGAATAAAGACTTAGAAAGATTATTAACTTACTGTCCTGTGACAGATAAAAAGGCTGACCAGATGCTGAATCAAGGCAATAAGCTTGTCGGTTATATTTTTCAAGATGGTGAGACTTATAAAACTTGTGCTTTTGGATCGGTTAGAAACTCTATTAGCCAGAAAGAATGGGAGCTTATGAAAAGAGAGGAAAAATCAAATGCAGAAAATGGCTAAAGAAGAGTTGCTCCCGCACTTAGAGTTTTTTGGGTTAGAGTTGGGGGATAATCAAGCCCTTAAATTTAAAGGTCAATATGGGAAATACCTAAGATATACATATGATTCAATTACTGAGATTGAGGAACTTGTCACACTAAAGGCTTTGGACATCGAACTCATAGAAGAAAAGCCAGCGATAACCATTAAAAACCTTGGCTTGTTCATGGCTAAGTTTGGGGAGTATCCAAAAGCTGAGTTTACCGATCACGCAGGAAAGTCTCAAATAGGTCAATTAGTTACTATTACTCAATCAGGGAGTTATATGCAATATTTAGGGTTTGCGTTTTTTAGTCAATGCACAATCACAGACGACAAGTGGACAGTTGAGAATTTAAAGGCTGAGGCGGGGAGTGATACATTTGTAGACACTTAGTGATAAGTATTAACATTTAGAGCATTTGTCATATAATACCATAGATTTGAGTATTAGGCCCGTTTTTATGGTATTTTACCGCCATAGTGTGCAAATTGTGAAAAGTCAACTTATATTAAGGTAACGCAATAAATGAGGATGCAAAAAATGTCGATTACTATTATTGATAAGACCCAAAAGTATAAGCCTGAGTTACATATAAACGGTGTGCAAGCTGGTTATTATTGTGTAGATTCCAATTCCTTCTTAGCTTCGACCGCGTTAACTGTTAAAGAACTATCAGAGATTATTGATTTTATGAAGGGTGAGAAGTGAAGCGGGAGACAAAGAAGAAGCCAGTAGGCAGGCCAAAGAAGGGCTTGGAGATTCTGTGCAAGGATTGGAAGAGTGTATTTTTAGATATGGCAGAGCGCGGTTGTGCAATTGTTGAAATTGCCGTGGCAATGGGTGTCAGTCGGCAACAAATGTATGTATTACGGGATAATAACACGGAATTTTCTGACACTTTCGCGCGGGCTAAAGAATTGTCTTATGCTTGGTGGTTGTCTCAAGGGCGTAAAAATATGGAAAATCGCGAGTTTAACAATGCTTTGTGGGCGTTCAATATGAAGAATAGATTTCGTGATGAGTGGGGCGATAACTCCAAGGTGCAGGTAGAATCAACCAATAGAACAAATGTTACTCATAAAATTGAATTGGTTACCAAGGATGAGATGGACTTAAAAAAGATTGATTACAAGGATACATGATGCGACAAATATATATAGAAGAGGTTCGTCAATGGGCCGAAGATAACCCTGCTAATTATTTACAAAGGCTGTCTATTTCCGCACTTCCCGCCAAGGTAGTATATGATATTATACACGAGAGGCGCTTATTTGAGGATGATAAAGGGGTTCTATATATTAAGGAGAAAGATAATGACTTTAACAATTGATCAATGTATGACCTATGAAAGCCCTTTTGACTTAGATAATATTTATCGTGTATTGGAAAGTATTACTAGAGCACCTTCAAACAAGTTCGGCGGGGAGCGTGTGTTCATGGTTCAGATTAACGATTCTTTTGAAATGTTTTTGAGTTATGCCGAGGTTAAGAAGTATTTAAAACTTGAATTAGAAAGCGCTTGTCTCAAAAGCCTATTTAAATAATGACCAAGCAGGTAACAGTCTCTTCTCAATGGTATAAGCCCGTAATGGTGTCACGGCATCGCTATAATGTGTTATATGGTGGGCGATCCTCCGCAAAGTCATATACGGCAGCACTTAAAGCGGTTATACTTATGAAGTCAGAGAAGGATTTCAAAGGCTGTTGCCTGCGTAAGATCTACGCCGATGTAAAAGATTCTCAGTTTGCGACAATGGAAAGTATTATACACGAGTACGGCCTTTCTGATGAGTTTCATATAACCAAGTCCCCTCTTGAAATAACACACATACCGACTGGCAATAAGATGCTCGCACGTGGTCTGGATAAAGCCCATAAATTGAAGTCTATCAATAATCTTACATGGCTATGGATAGAAGAAGCTGATGAGATAGCCTTTGAGGATTTTATTAAGTCAGATACATCGGTGAGACATCCAGATAATGACGTCCTGCTTCAAACGATGATTACATTTAACCCTGAAAGTGAAGAGGGCTGGATTAATGACTATTTCTTCCCCCCTAAACATATGTATGAAAAGGATGACGGCTCACACACTTATATAGAGTCAACGGTTAGTGATACAATTATATTACATACGACATTTAAGCATAATGACTTTTGTTCCAAGGGTAATATTGAAGTGATTGAACGATTGGCCAAACTAGGCTTAGATTCTAATTATTACCGTGTTTATGTATTGGGCTTGTGGGGTAACGCGCTTAAAGGTTTAGTGTTCGATGAAGTCAACTATGTGAATGATTTTCCCAGCCGTGAAGATTGCAAGCATTATGGTTATGGGTTAGACTTTGGTTTTACAAATGATCCAACCGCCATAGTAAGGTGTGCTTTAGCTCATGGTGAGATATACCTACAAGAGTTAACCTACAAGACTGGCTTAGTCAATACCGGTAAAGATTCTATTGTTCAACAGTTTGAGCTTAACCAGATTAGTAAAAATGATAGGATTATTGCCGATAGTGCGGAGCCTAAAAGTATTGCTGAACTATGCCGTGAACATTATTCCGTTATTGGCGTTAAGAAAGGTAAAGATTCAATTGAGGCGGGTATAAACTTAATGAAGCAGTATAAAATTAATATTGTAGGAGATAGCCCGAACCTCAAAAAAGAAGTAAAGTCCTATAAGTACCAAGAGAATAAGGATGGCGCCCAAAATGAATTCAGTAATAAGCCTATTGATGCTTGGAATCATATTATCGACGCCTCCCGTTATTGGTGTTGGCATAATCTAAAGAAATCTTCTTTCTTCATTGCCTAAAGCATGCCCCTGTACTGAAGCAAGAAATACCAGTAAATAAATACGCCCAGCATCATACCCCAGATAACACGCAATTTTTGTTTAGTCATGATTTATAAACCTCATAAACTCGCTATACTCATTACAGATGCCAATGCCCGCCCAGTCACCAGTAGACGTGTAGATTAATTGATTAACACCGATAATCTCAAAATCTTTATTGAGTACAGGCCCGCCAGAAGCTCCGCGATTGATTGCCGCATCAAAGAACATTAGATTAATTGGTTTGCCGGTGATGTTGGTTATATGGCCATGACTAGCAACCTTTAATTGTGGTATACCAAAGTGGAAGCCAATTGTATAGATTTGATTACCAACTTGAGGCGCTGTTTTAGCTATCTTTAGCACTGGCAGATTAACTGGCTGAATCATTTTAAGTATAGCAAGATCTAAATCTTTACTATGTTTGACTAGTTCACATTCATGTAAGATGTCATTGTATGCATAGAAAATACGATCTTTTTGTATTATGTGGCTTTCGATTACGTGATAAGCAGTTAATATCTGACCATTACCTATATAAGCACCTGAGCCACGGGATCCGCTTTCCATAAATAACTGGATTGTGCTGTCCATAGCTGATTGAAGCTTAACGTGTCGGGGTGTTTCTTTCGGGGTGTTGCAAGCGCTAAGGATTAGCACTATTGATAGTATTATTTTTTTCATGGTGTCTGTCTCCTGTACCTTTTATTAACTTATCATGTTTTGTCAAGTCGACAAATAAAGATTTTTTTATACTATTTGATTATTAGTTAAAGTGATATAAATTTATTAATGTATCGATACTATTTATAATTCAAACATTTAGGCTATCATATGAACCTATTTACAAAGGCTTTTAATAAGCTGTTTACAAAGTCAAATAGTGCTAATCCATCCGCATCATTGGCAGTCTTACAAGAATTTTCGCAACTATTAAGGATATCAGGAAACTATCAAGCATTAGCACAAACGGGCTATATCGAAAACTGCGTAGCAAATACCTGCATTAGACGTACGTGCGAAGCAATGAACACTATTCCTTTAACGTATAAGGTTAATGGTCAAGAGGTTGAGAGTGGAAAAGGTGACAGGTTAATACGCGCCTTAATTGATGTTATCGAGAACCCTTCTATGGATTTAAACCGCAAGCTATGGCTTGAAACTGTTCAAAGTCAATTATTTATAGATGGTAATAGCTATATTTTCCCGCGCGAAGGCTCAACGTCATTAGTGCCAGTTACTGAATTAATGCCCTTAAGATCAGATAGAATGACAATTAAAGAAGATACAGAAAGTCGCGTATTCAGTTACACTTATCAAGCTGGCGCGTGTCGCTATGTCTTTGAGCGTGATAGATGGCAAGATAAAACTGGTGAGTGGAAACCTAACGAGAATGGACTTCAGGGGCGCTTTAACACCGTAGTATTAAGAACTTACAACCCATCAAGCGATTTAAAAGGTTTAAGCCGTTTAGGTTCTTGCGCGCTATCTGTACAAGGCCATAATAACTCGTTATCGTGGAATAATTCAGTAATGGAAAACGCGGGCAAGTCTTCAGGGATCTTGAGCTTTGGAGACAATGAGGCGGGATCACTTGACCCTGAGCAAATAAAGGTTATTTCTGATAAATTAAAGCTACAGACTACCGGTAAAAATCGCGGTTCTATTTTGGTTTCCAATTCACCAGCCAAGTTTGAAAAGTTTAATATGACATCGCAGGAAATGGATTTTATTGAAGGTACTGTTCAGCGATCTATTGAAATTTGTAATGCTTTAGATTATCCGCCATATTTATTAGGCCTTAATGGTGCTACTTTCAACAATCAAGCAGAAGCTAAACTATCATTATATGAAAACTCTGCTATCCCAAAGGTTGAAGCCATCTATGAATCAATATCACAGTTCTTCTCTTTAAAATACAAGATTGACTTCAAGGTGTGTCCAGATGTCAGCCGAGTTGAGGCTATGGCTCCACGCTATGCGGAAAAGAATGACAATATTATCAAGCAATACACCAGCAATGTAATTAGATTGAATGAGGCCCGCGAGAAGCTAGGCTATGAAGAAGACTCAGCCAATGGTGATTTATTCTTTTCTGATTTTGTACGCTCAAACGATAACCCACCGGCATAAATGACAGATACTGAAGCAGATAGACTTTTCGATTCAATGTTGGCCCGTGTTGAAAAGCGCTTAGGCCGTAGACTATTAGAAAATTTTAATGAGTTATCGCGGTTGATTGTACAGGTTATTGCCAATGGTGGTCAATTAGCGGGTGACGTTGCTATCCAACAAAATACAGACGACTTAGAACGCATCCTTGAAGAGTCTTACCGTGAAGCTATTATGGAAGGCGCTAGATTTACCCGTCGTGATTTAGAACTACCTGAAGAGGAAGATGAAGAGAGCTACGCGGCCATATTATTATTATTGTTATTTTGGCGTCAAGATACAGCACGCAATCACGCCCAAATGTTAACACAAACCACTATGACACTTTACGATAGATTCTATGACGAGTCGCGCGTATTGGGTTTAACAGGTGGGGCACAAAGTCAATTCATATCAAGAGAGTTGTTAAGGAGAAATCGGGGTAGGGTTCGGAATATTGCAACATCGGAATCAGGCGAGGCATTGAGTGCAGGTAGTGAAGCGCAAGCAGGTCTATTAAATGAGGCTATTGTCAAATCTTGGCGGTCTCAACGTGATCGAATTGTGCGCGATAGTCATATCAGGGCTGATAGGCGTTATACTGAGCAACCAATACCACTAGATCAAAACTTTCAAGTGGGTGCATCTTCTGGGCCCTATCCCAGATCGTCACAACTATCTGCCGCGGAGCGTTCGGGCTGTCGGTGTTATATTCGCCATAAGCGAGTGTAGTAAAATGATACATAATGTATTGAATTTGAACAAATGATAAAGTAAACATATATTACAATATATTGATCTTATCAATAATAAACGCGAGTTATATAATGGAAATAGATATTGAAATCAAGAGTCACGATGAAAAGGGGCACTTTGTCGCTTATGGCTCAACGTTTGGAAATGAGGATTTAGGCGGGGATGTAGTAGTCAAGGGGGCTTTTACAAAATCGCTTCAAGATACACCAGCCGAAAATGTATACATGTTCTATAATCACGACACAAAGGAAATTATCGGAGAGTACACCGAGATTCAAGAGGATGAGCACGGCTTAAAGATTGAAGGTAAGCTATTTGTGGATAATATCCAACGCGCTAAAGAAACATATTTTCTAATGAAGAAGGGGTTAATTAAAAAGTTTTCTATCGGTTATTCGGTAGTTAAGAAGTCTTTCGAGGGTGGAAAGCGGATGCTGGAAGAATTGAAGCTTGTAGAAGTTTCTCCAGTTACATTCCCAATGAACCCCGAGGCTAGTTTGGTGGCTGTTAAATCGGCCTCTGAGCTATCAAAAAGAGAACTTGAGCAAAAGCTACGTGATGTCGGCTATTCTCAGAAACAAGCTAAGGCATTTATTGCTGAAGGCTGGAAAGGTATTCATCGTGATGATGAACAACCAACCAAGAAACCGGAAGTGTCTGACTGGGCGCTTATTGAACAACTAAATAATATAATGAGAGATCAACCATGAGCGAGAGCGAAGGTAAAAAACTCCTAGAACAAAACTTAGAAGCCTTTGGTGAATTAAAATCTAAGATTGAAGTACTAGAAGGCAAGGATTTTTCTGGTGAAGCTAAGCAGGCCGCTACGGTTGCCGTTGCCGACATTCAGGAAAAAATGAACGAAATGGAAGCGAAACAGCTAGAAATAGCTAAACAGCTTGAAGTTGAAAAGACTAAATCTGCACAGCTAAACAGCATCGATAAAGATCAGGTTAAGCGCTCACAGATTATCGAATTCGGTAAAAAGTTTGTTGATGCTTGTAAGACTGGCGATGCATTTACTTCTACTGACCTTAAAGGTTTCAAAGAGTACGAAGCAAAAGCAGCTGCACAATTCAATGAATTAAGTGACCCTAACGGCGGTTTGGCTGTTATGCCTGAAGTTGACACAATGATTGATTCACTAGTTCGTGAATATTCTAACATTCGTCAATGGTGTGCAAACAGTACTACTCAGTCTAATATCTGGACACGTCCATTCCTTAATAAAACTAACGGAGCACAGCGCGAGAAGGATTTAACTTCTTTCTCAACTGCAACCAAAACTGACACACTCAGCAAAATCTCTATTCCTGTTGCGCGTCTATTTTCTATCATTCCAATTGATAGCGATTTAATTGATGATGACATGATCGGTTTTGTTAGCGAGTTGATGGCGTCCGCCGCTGAAGATTTCGTTATTACTGAAGGTGAAGAGTTCGTTAATGGTGATGGAAAATCTGAATTTTCAGGTATTAAAAACACTGCTGACGGTACAGCATATAATGAAATCGAAAGATACACCACTGCTGGCTCAACTGTTATCGCTATGGATGACCTTATTAACCTTATGGGTAAACTAAAGTCCGCTTATAAGAGAAATGCCGCTTGGTATATGCCACGTGAAATCATGACTCTTGTTAGACTCCTTAAAGATAGCCAGAATAACTACCTATGGCAACCAAGTAATATTCTTGGACAACCTGCAACTCTATTCGGCCACGCTGTTAGAGAACTTGCAGAGCTTGATACTTCTCAGGCTGTCGCTGGTAACATTCCAATGGCTTTCGGTGATCTTCGCGGATACAGAGTTATTGACCGTGCAGGAACTGAAGTTTCTCGTGATCCTCATTCTGATTACCCTAACGTATTGATGAGAGTCAAGAAGCGTTCTGGCGGTGGTCTGACTAAGGGCGAAATGATCAAACTATTAAAGATAAAGGCCTAATCATGAGTAGATTTGACTTAGACTTTGGTAATACTGTTCTAGTAGGTTTAGACCTTACTGACGTAACAGCTACTTCAAACGGTGATTCCATCGACCTGAAGGATAGACGCGGTGCACTATTTTGCCTAAACGCACATGACCTCAACAGTGGAACTTTCACGTTTCACCTAGAAGATTCACCAGATAACAGCACTTGGACAGACGTTGACGCGTCATATGTTTCGGGTTCTGCTAACTCTGTGGCTTTTGCTGATACTGCTGACAATACAGTTGGCCAGATTGGTTACCACGGTCTCCAGAGATACGTACGTTGTGTATGTGTTGCTACGACTCCGGTTGGAACAAACAATCTTTCTGCTATGGCTGTAGTAGCTGAGAATTACGCAAGCTAAATCGATTGGGGGGCTTCGGCCCTCCTTTCAAGTGAGGATATATGAAAATAAAAGCACTAATAGATATTTGTTGGAGATCGGAAATAGATTGCCGCATGATTGATAAATGCAAAGCTGGTGATTCTGTTGAACTATCTGACGAACTAGGACAGCAATTTGTAGATGCCAATAAAGCAGAGTTGCATACTGATAAACCAATCAAAGAGATCAAGGTTGTCGAGCCAGTTAAAGAGATTAAGGCCACACCTAAAAAGAAGACTAAACGAGTTTATAAAAAGAAAGGTTAATCATGAAAGTCAAGATGTTGAAAACCGCCCAATATTCACACGATGGAAAAAAGTTAATTAAGCGCCTTGAGGGTGCAGTCTGTGAATCTATCGACAATCAAAAAGTCATTGCTGACGGGAAAATACATCAAGGCGTGATTGATCAGTGGATCAAGCAAGGCGTTTGCAGAGAAGTGAAGCCACGGACTAAGAAATTAGAAGAAGTTGAGGTGTTTAATGGGGTGCAATAATTTTAATTTCAACAGCTCCACTTGTACGCAGGTGAATACGGGCTTTTGGTATAGCAGGGTAATGAAGTATACGGATGATAGTAGCAATGCTATTGATTTGACCGGCTTTTCTTTAAGTATGACTATTAAGGATGCGCTGGGAGGTTCTACACTTTTGACTCTTTCCAGTGGTGTAGATGACTCAACAACCGGCTTTCACATTCCAGACCCTACAGCGGGGATTATTTACATGCAAATAACCTCAATAGATTCAGGTATGACCGGAGGAAATTACCCTTATGAAATAGTAATCACAGATAGTTCTGGCAAAGACCAGATTTTTATGCAGGGGTATATTAATTTTGTAGATAGAGGGCTGTAAATGTCCAATCTAATTACGGTTCAAGGTGCTGAAAATTTGGTTTCTGTAAGCGCTACACCCGCTAAAATAGACATTAATCCGATTGATACCAAAATTGAAATTCAATCCCAAGGCGCACAAGGCGCACAAGGCGCAACCGGTCAAGGTGTCCCAACTGGCGGCACCGCTCGCCAAGCTTTAACTAAGATTGATGGAACCGATTACAATACAGAGTTTAAATCAAACTGGTTCGACTACTCTATAAATGTTGAATATACTGGGGCAGAAACCGCTATCACAGCGGGCACAGTGTATACTTGTTCTATTGATAGCGGGACAATTTATCGCTTTGTTAATAGTACGAACAACGCCAACGGCTACCCATCGGAAGACTCTTTCTATACTAATTTTGATGGTGTAAACTTAGCAAATTTAATAACAACACGAGGATAAAATGATTTTACGCTTAACCAACCCAGTAGACGAGTATGACCTACTAGAAGTCTTGAGGTTTTGCTATAGGTCAACACAGGGCCAAGTAGTAAAGAAAACGCTGACAGTACGCGCTGTTAAATTTTTAAAAACGTCAAATGGCAGATTTGTGTACTCAGATGAACCGCCCCTAGATTTGTACGTATCAGATATTGATGCCATGTTATTGCAAGATGCGTCTGACGGAAAGTTTGTGAAAATGGAAGCTTTAAGCAAGTGTTTCGAGGCCACCGCTGAGTTATTCACAGAAAACGGATTAACCATTCATGTAGAAGAAGTTTAATATGATAGGCACACTTATAAAACAGTCCCCAGATGTTGAGGCAATTGCTGCCGGTTCTACTCTAGGATTAGAGCAAGGTCTATTGGCAGCAGCGGGGCAACCAGCTCTTACAGTGTTAGCTGTAGGCTATACAACTTCGGGAAAAGTTCAAGGCGTATCATTAGGCGCAGGTAATGTAGTCGAGGTTTACGCTAATGGGGACGACTATAATGCGGGCACTGTGTTATACAGGGAGTTTATGAATTTGGGTGAACCTATATGCTTTACAGGTTTATCTAATGGTGCAATTATAACAAGCACGCAAGGCTTTTACGGTTTTTCTGAACAAGTAGAAGGTGTTCATGAAAGTCCAATGCCTCTTTTAAGTTACGGATTATCTTTTAAAGAAACTTTTGTCTACGCTTTTAGAGATAGTAACAACGACACAGATGACAGAGGTTTTATTAGGGTAGTAAATGGCCCACTAGCCTCTAAGGTGTCTTTAACTAGAGGTGACGGGACCCCAGTAAATACTAACGCTGGATCTGGAACACCACAAACAGATTTAGGCGTAGCACCTTGGGGATTCCTTACACTGCAAACTGATGCGAATACAGAGTTTATAGTAAAATCGACCAATCCTATAATGGCTTGCATACATGCGGAAATGGGAACTAGTACCCAGAGGTTCTATGATTCAAGATTAGTTATGCCCTTAACAAATGATGGCATCACATGGCCTAGGTCTGGTAATGTTTCAGCACCTTATGACGATACAATTGTCTTATGGTATACAAGAGATAACGCTGAAGGGTCTTTAAATAATGGACTAGGTGTAAGCCCAGGTTCTCCCATAGATTTTGACCAAGCTCCACCAACAGGAACAGGAGCTAACGATTCAGACTACGAGCCAGATGGAGCGACAAGAGTTTTAGCTACTGGCCTTATATCAGCCTATTCAGGTGCAGACTCAGCAGGTTTGGAGGCGTCACCTTTAATGCCTACCAGCGCAATGAGCCAAGTAGTTGCACAGCCTCTTTATATTGCAGATAATGGAGATGGGGGGAATTCAGGTGTGGCTATAGCGAGTCCTTATGACGGTACTGCAAAAATTTATTCATGGAATGGCTCAGGATTAACTTTAGAGTACACTGTACCTTTGAATCGAAATGGTGTTACAATATCCTCGAAAGAAGATCAAAACCACCCTGCTGCTGGTATGGTAGCAAATGAAACAGCGAATGGAGCTGTTACTTTAGTTGGGCAATTAGATGCAGGTGTTATCATTGCTGATGTGCCAATAACCGTTGTAGTGCAGAATGGTGATTCAACATTAAGTCCGACTATTAGGTCACAGAATGGAACCACAACAACATCTATAATTAATGATGATGACGAAACTCTCTCTCTAGGCTGGACACCCGCAACACTAAAAGCAGAAATAACTGAAGGAACTGACGGCATACTCTACAAAAGAGTGGTAAACGCTGGTTCTGAAACTTGGGAGGTCGCGTAATGGCTGACGAATTAAAAATGCCTTTAGACCCTTTTACAGATACAGGTCTTACATTATTAGGAAAAATATACAATTCTACAGGAGCGCAAGAAGGCTCTACGGTGGCAATGAGTGAAGACGGCCCAGCGCTATATATAGGGGATTTTGATGTCTCTGCTCGCAGTGATGGTCAATACATTGTACGTTTCGAAACAAATACGCCAGATAAGCTTTACGGAACAGGTTCTCTATACATAAGAGACGGTAAAGAAGTGAGTCCAGAAATGTATTTTAATCACGCGCTAGACACTGTCTCTAATGTTACTCTAGTCGCAACGACTACCACTAATACGGATATGCGAGGAACAGACAGTGCTAATACAGTCGCACCAGACAACGCAGGTATTACAGCGAACGGCAACGCTATTGCGGCACTGAATGATTTTAATCCTTCTGTGGATCAAGTCACGGTATCAACTAATAATGATAAGGCCGGTTACAGTATAAGCGGAACAAAAACAACGCTTGATGCACTGAATGATATAGCCGATACTGACATAGTTTCAGCAGGTCCAATAACTACACTTTCGGGAGCGGTCGTAAATGTTGATTTAGTTGATACTTGCACAACAAATACAGACCAACGAGGTACAGACGGGGCTAATACTATAGCTCCAGACAATGCCACGATAACTGCAAATGGTGTTGCTATATCAAGTCTAAATGATTTCAATCCTGTAACCGATACAATTGCAAACGTTACGACAGTACAAACCACAGTTACCAATACTGACATGCGCGGCACAGATGGAGCTAATACAGTTGCGCCGGACAATGCAACAATCACAGCGAATGAAACGAATATCGAGGAATTAAGAGCCAATCAAGTGGCATTTAATGAAGGTGTAAAAAAATCAAGTTTAATGATCCCTTACTCTGCCAGCTTGCCAAACGCTTAGGGAGATGCGAGATTGAATATCTATTGATTATAATTATATTAAAATAAAACAATATTGGTTTAACTTATGCGATTAGAATTAAAAACAGCCCCCGCAGTGGCTTCAATGACTCGCGCTGATGTTAAAACTTATGCTTTTATCAAGACCACTAAATATGACGATCAGATTGACGCGCAATTGACACCATGCACTGAAGAATTAGAGCGCTATACAGGCCGTAAAATGATTGATCAGTCTTGGTATATATATTTAGATGCTCAAGAGTACTACGACCGCTTAAACGCCTTTAATAACACTATTACACTGTCAACGTTTAACGTTAGCGCAATCACGGAAGTTTTAACCTATTCAATGGACAATACTTCAACTGCAATTACCGCTAGTGATTATCGTTTATCTGGTAGTGTTTTGTCATCTTTCAGCCGTTTGGTTTTTAATGATGATACTCCGCCAGTTTATGAAAGCCTAAGAAAGGTTGATTCTGTGCGCATTGAAGTTGTGGCCGGTTATGGTGCAAGCCAAGCCAGTATCCCAGACCCATTACAGACAGCTTTAAAAATGCTTATTAACCACCGTGTTAAGTTTCCAAGTAAATCCATGAAGGACAGTGTAAACGATATTGGCGGGAACTACCTATCTGCTTTGCAGGGGTATAGATCTGTGGAGAATTGGGCATAATGGCGTTAAAATCATTTGAAGAGTTTGGGAATATTACCCAGCAGATAGCAGAGAGTAGTATAAGAATCTATCAAGGCAACATGGCCGCTAAGATAATGCAGGAAGTTGCACATTTTACACCGGTTGACCGTGGCTATGCTAAAGGCAATTGGGAAGTTGACGTCAATGACGACACTGTTACGCCTTCAAATGATCGGGATAGAACTAAGACCGGTATTAGAGCTAAACGCAAAGCCTTAAAAAAGTTACAATCATTTATGACAAGCGGGGGTGTTAATCCTTCTCAGAGTTCAAAAAGTGCTGGATCAGATGACGCCATATATATTAAAAACGGTGTTGTTGGCATAGCTCGCAAAGATGGAAAATATAAAGAGTCAGAAGGCAAGGGGTATATCATCCAACTTGATGAAGGTAAATCTGAGCAGTCGCCTTTCGGTATGGTGTACCCAACCTTGGCGCGTATCGATCACCTTTCCAAGCAAGCCTTAAGGGGTAAATAATGAGTTTAGATACTGCCGACAGATTCAAGGCCGATTTTGTTACTAATATAGCTGATGTTTATACAGATTATGAATACTCATACACAATGGACAATGACGGTATTGAGCTGGAAAACTATGGAGCGGGGCCGGTAATAGAGGTTAATGTTGAGCCATTTGATGACGAATTTTTTGGAGTTTGTCCAGCCGGTGACCCTCAAGAGTATCAGGAAGAAGGCCTTTTTGTAATTCGCTTTTATACAGAGTTAGGCAGTGGATCAAATGAAGCTGGAACCTTTTACACAATTTTAAGAAATCAATATAGACAGAGTGAAATCGCTCAAGGTGTTGGAGAAGAAGGCACCATTTATATTGATAGAATTTCTCGCAGACCACGCGTAGAAGTGAGAAACCCACGAGACGAAAGAGACTGGGTAAGACATGATATGTTTTTGGCGTATCAAAAGTACTATGATATTTAACGTTAAGTATTAAGGAGGCCATAAAATGGCATCAACTATTGGAATTAAATCGGCTGTTTTCGCTGGACTATCTATCAAGATGGCGGCTGAAGATGGTTACGACTACGACGGAAAGAGCGTTCCTGCTGTAAATGATACACCGGATGACTCAGCAAATATGACTTATGCGGCAGGTGACAAACCTGACTATGGTCAGTTCAAGGCAACTGGTTTGATTGATTCAGATTCTCTTGAAGAGTTGGAGGCACTTATTGGAACTGAAGCATCATTGACACTAAGCTATAACATCGCATCTGGTTCTAGTAACACAACAAACGCCACTCGTGTAGGATCTGCTATTTTATTGAGTGCTAACGAAACGCATCGTACAAATGTAGCTGTCAAAGCGGCTTTAGTTTGGCAATGGGTAACTGCTCCGACTACTACAGACGCGGCGGTATAATATGAGCTTAACAGTTGAAGATTTTTTTGATGATTTTGCTAAGGCAGAGTTAAAAGAGGTTCAGCTGGAGTCTAAGGGGGGCCGTACGATTTTTCTGCGTGCTCTTCCTTATGCTAAGGTTTGGCAATTCCGAGTTTTAGCAACAAAAATAGCTCGCGCTCGTGCACTGGATGTAGTCTCAGGATCTAAAGACGAAGAGAACTGGGAAGCTGATAAAGTTAGGGCTGAAGATTACTTAATTGAGGAGGCTATGGCTAATCATGATGGGACAAAATTCTTTAGTGATAAATCCCAGTTTGCGCGCTGGCGTGACAATGTTCAAAACAATGTAGTTAATGAAATACTTTTCCATATTGATGAGATGAATGTATTGGATGACAGTTTTAAACCGGATCAAGTCACACAAGAGTTAAAGCGAAAAAAAAAATAATAAGACATAACCAAGAGGCTCAATTTTTCTTTAGACTAGCACATCAACAAAGAATAAGCGTTTCAGCCCTGTTAGGTTTAAGACCACGGGAAGATGTACCGAGCTACAATGAAATATTATGGTGGGCCGCTTATAGATCTTTAGCACCTTTAGAGGGCGAGATGATGGATATACAGCTACAAGCATCTACAGGAAGTAAAATCAATTGGTTTGATCCTTGGGAAGATGACGAATTTTTAGATAAAGAAGTACAGGAAATACGAGAAGCCAACGCAAAACGCAGAGCTAGTAAATAGGTTTTATTATGGGTCAAACACAAATAGAAGAAATTATTTTAAAAGTTACAGTTGACACCAAAAAAGCTGACGCAGGTTTAGACGGGTTGGAAGATAAAGCAAAAAAAGTAAATACTGGTCTAAAGAAACTTGACCCAACAACCGCAAGCGTGAGCAATAGCCTTGGAGATATGAGGGGCCAAATTAAGGCCAACAATATAACACTGGGAACAGCTCAACAAAATCTAGCCAGAATTGCCAAGCAAAATAAAAAAGTGTCAGCTAGTAATAAAAAAGTCGGTTTAAGCTTTAGCGCAGTAGGCAAAGTTGTTGCGGCATTAGGACTAGCTAAACTGGGCAAGGAAGCTTTTGATATTGCCTTAGCGTATGATAAAATCAATAATAGTCTTAAAACTGTAACCGGTTCACAAGCTGCCGCTAATGCTGAATTTGCTTTTTTGGAAGGTTTAGCCGATGATTTAGGCGTTCAAATTCCAAGTATTGCCGAGGGCTACACCAGATTATATTCTGCTATGCAAGGCGCTGGAATTGCTACCTCTGTGACTCGTGAATTAACTCAAGGCGTTGCCGAATTATCAACCGCTATGGGCTTAGGCTCAAGTGAAACTTCAGGATTGACAAGGGCACTTTCTCAAATCGCGGCAAAAGGCAAAGTTTCTAGTGAAGAGTTACAGCAATTAGCAGAGCGTGGCGTTGATGCTTTTGGCCTTGCTTCTCGTGCTATCGGTGTGACTACAAAAGAATTGACGAAGATGCTAGAACGCGGTGAGATTATATCGAGTGACTTTTTGCCTAAGTTTGGTAAACAGATGCGCTTAGAATTCGGAGATGCGGCACAGGAAGCAAGCAATAGTGCTCAAGCGGCAGTCAATAGAATGTCAAATGCTTGGGAAAAATCCTTAACTGGAATGGGTAATGCAATCTCAAAATTTATTCCAATAGCAACCAGCTTACTTAATACAGTTAATAGCGTTGGTGAAGCAGTTGGGGAAACGGCAACCGGTTTTAGTCTTTGGATAGATGAGCTTATGGGTGTTGTGGATACTTCGGGAGATGCTGACACTGCCGCCATTGAGTTAGGTAGAAAAAGACGTTTAGCCGCACAGGAAGCCAAAAAGAACGCAGACGCCGAAAGAGAATACAAGAAAGCGTTAGAGGAATCCGCGAAGGAAGCTAAAAAAGTTGAAGGCTTTGGAGAGTTAGGAAAAAAACTTATATTCAATGAACAACTGGAAGAAATGGCGGAAAAGCTCAAACTGACCAAAAGTGAATTGAAGTCATTGGGGCCGATTATTCTACAAGCATTAGGCAAAGGTGCTGACTTACAAACTGTTGAAGATCAAGTTATTTCCATCGTTAAGCACTTTAAAGACGAATTAAACACCATTCAGCCCCTAATTGAAGACTTATCAACGCCATTTGATGCGGTACTAAAGAAGGCTACACAATTACAAGAAGCTATGGATATGTCTAAGGTATTAGGACTCAATAAGAAAGAATTTGACAAGATCAAAGGGACTCTAATTGATGCCATAAATAAAGGCGTAAGCATAGACCAAATTAAGGCAAAAATTGCCGGTTTACGTGATGTTGGTTTTTTCGATGAGGAGCAGAAGAAGGTCGAGCAAGAACTGCCAAAACTTACTGGTACAACCGTGGAAGCTGGAACGGCGGCCGCAACTGAATTTTTAAAACAATCTGAGCTTGATGTAACCCGTAATGATATGTTATCTAAGATTGAAAAGAATACGGCTAAATCAAATCAAATTAAAGTAATAACTAAATAGGTCAAATCATGGCAACTATAAGCACATTAAAACGCTATCACATACAGCCTGATTTAGAGGTCAACGGAAATAGTGTAGAAGTTAACGAAACGTGGATATTGAAAACCAATACGAGAACCTCAACGGCTGGCGTCCGTCTGTTGATTAATGCTTTAACAGCTTCAAACTCTTATGGGTGGCCTATCATTGGCGATGAAGACGATGGACAACACGAAGATGACTCAAGCTTAGTTGCAACAACTTATAATATTGCTCGTGATGAGGAAGCTGGATTTATATTTATGTTAAGCGTATTTTATACGAATGATATTAATACAATTGCTAAATCCCAGAATCAGTCTGACTCAAGTAATGGTTATGATTACCAAGAAGTTACAGTGATGGAAGAAGTTGACTTTGACCCGATTCAAGAAAAACAAATATCTGCCTCAAGTGGTGAGGGTGTATGGCCAAAATTGCAACGTCCGAGAACATTAGATAGAATCATTGTCACACGCAATCAATCAAGATATAGACCAAGCGATTTAAAACGTTATAGGAATAAAGTTAATTCCAGCTCAATGAATATTGATGGGTATAACTACGAAACGCGCAGCTTAAGAATGGAAAGTATCACTGGCAAAAGACAAATTGATCCAGACGGCGAAGAATATTATATTGTTCGTTATGCGCTTTTATATGATCCAGACCAATTGCACCAAAAGCCTTTGATTGATATTGGCAACGGGCCTGACGTGAACGGAACACACCCACAAATTGTAGGCGCAAAATGGAACAAACCTCGGAAACTGGACGGCTCCGGCGCTTACATGTCAAAGGCTCGACAGCAAGATCCAACCGACTACGTAACTAATACATGGAATATTTATCCTGAAGTAGCAATGAATCATTTAAGGTTATAAGATGTCGAACGAATTTTACGCATACGGTAATGAATCAGATTTAGATACTTCCTTGGAAGTTATCCGTGATTATCGCAATTTTAACACTGTGCCAGTTCAGGCCGGTAATGATAGTGAGCGCATTATATTTGCCAAAGTTGACACGGGGGAATCAGGGAAGAGTGTAACAGCTACAGAGGTGGTCTGGAATTCCACAACGGAAGCTTTTGAAGCGCCAGAGGGCACAGCATGGAAATGGGACACGGCCAATATTGCAAATGATTACACCGTTGGAAACCTTACAGCAAGCGAGGATTTAACCGCTGATCAAGTTGTGGAGGTTATTTTTTATCCTGACAAATCAGAATCAACTCAATTTATGGCGCGTACTTCGGGGGGCGGCTCTCTCGTATATGCTACGAGCCCAAACACGACTTTTGACGCATCTTTCACATATGGCGCAACAGCCAACGAACCCAGTGCAACAGTGGGAGACTTTACAGCGTTAACGATTGCTGCATCTTTTAAACTAACTACGCCTTGGAATACTGCAGTAACGGCCCCTGATAAACTTTTCGGTTGGTGGAATAAAGTGGGAGATAATTACAATTTAGCAGTTGATTCTTTTTATGTAAAACCTTCAGCCAACTATTCAGCGGTGGCAGGTACGGGTATCACTACTTTCACAGCTTACTGGAACAAGGTGGCAACCCACTCACTAGGTATAAATACGGCTTTTCCTTCAGGTATCAAGATTCTTTTAGATGGTTTTGATGCGGCGAACGCTTCAACTAATTCACTTAATTATTTTAATGGGAAGATTTTTCCCTGTACTTATGATACTGAAAACAATATTATATATTTAGATCATCCGAGTTTTTAAATGGCTACTTCATTATTAGCGGGTTATAATTGGGCTGATCTGTCAGCGGAGGAAATGACTTCAGCGGTTCAAGCATTGGCTAAAGCTACACAAGAGCGATGCAATATTGGTTTTTGTAGTATGTCTGGTACTTATTCAACTTCTGGCAGTCCTAGCTTCCCTTCTGAAGATACTCTCTCTAAAATATTTCCTTGGGGAGGCAATACAAGCTTAAAATGGGAGTTAAATATTGGAGATCCACTGACAGACTTATCTCAAGATGTGCAGGATATGCTATATAAATGCGCTCAGAACTATGCAGATATAGAGAAATGGAATGATGCCGATACGAACAAAACTGTCAGCTCAACACTGTGGAATCTTTTAGGAGTAGCAGACGCCCCTTTAACTTACGACAATAGACTGTTTGAAATTACTGGTTATACCAGTTGGCCGGATCTTTCTGTTTATGATAAACGTGAGGTAAAAAAATGGTATGATATGCTAACTGAAATGAAATATGCTTTCAGAGATATTGGCAACACAAATGATGATTATTTAATTTTTGAGGGTGAGTTCGACCAAGACGCAGAGCCGTTTTATAACGCAGATGATGACTTGGGGAGAGGTGCGGAGTGGTTTGCGCCAAGTGATCCCACAGATTCAGCCTATGTCGATCCAGCAACAACGACACCATACAGTGATTTTAAAACGGCAAATAGTGGCTTATTTGGTACATTTTCGACAACGTATAATGAGGACACTGGAACCGCTGGAACCTATCCACCTTACAATAATGCAAGAATTTATTCAGCAGTATTTAAGAGAGATACCAGTGGGGATTATGCCTGCTATATACGCGCCTATAAAATGACTCATGTGGGTGACTATACTGATTTCAAAGCGACTACAGGAACTAGTAATAAGCCGATATCATATAAATATCAGACGCAAATAGAGATTAGCGAGAATTTTCCCACGGGTGAAGATACAAATATGACCTACCCACAAGGGACAACAGCCGACAATCAAAGATATTATTGTGACTTAACAGTAACAGAGAATGGTGACAATAATGAAATTGAGGTTGATTTTGATGTGACCACAGCGACATTCCCAACTAATTTAACTGATATTGCCAGCAATGAATCCGTTACTGGTATTTTTGAATTAGGAGGGGCGTCAACTTACAGATATAGGTTTTTGGAATTTTGGGACGGTGACGGGGGTTTTGAATACTATACACCGCCTTAGAACCCGCGCCACATGTAAAATATATCTATAAGCTGAAGGAAGACTTTAAAAACCCCGTAGACTATATAAACCTCAGTTAGTGTATTTATTATTTTCATCGTCTTCTGTCCATATAATAAACGTTTCAAAATCAGTAAACTCTAAATAATAACTTTTATTCCAAGGGTTTTTAAGTGGTTTTGAAGTCTCATAGAATTCTTTCCCTCTCCAGTTAGTTAAAGTACCGTCAGTGAGAGACCCTTTTAGGTGAATCCTTGCAGAGTCGTTAAAATCCTGCTCATTATCTATAGCTATAACTGAAGTCCCAAACTCGCTTACATATGCTTTACATGCCACTTCTATCTGTTTGATATGCGCTCTAACTTGCGTCTTTTTGGCTTCATCTCTAGCCCCTGAAATAGCTGGTAATAAAATAGCAGTCAAAATACCTATGATAGCCAATACCACTAAAAGTTCAATGAGTGTAAATTTCTTCATCTTGTTTTTTCCTTTGGTTAATTACCCTATTATATGCCCGCTGTAAACTTTTTGCAAGTCATTGCCGTAGAAAGTCACTATATTGATTAAATTGATACTTGTGATATTTTATATTAAGTATACTTATAATGATTAAACGAGGTCATCACTTTGGACACTCCTATTTATCCGGTTGCCGTTACTGTAGGTGGCCCAAATCAAACAACTTCTTCAGGCTTGGGAAAAGTACTCCCAAAGGTTATAAATACGCGTCAATCAGGCTCAATTGTGGCAACCTTTACGGATGCGGACGCAGCTGCTTTTGATATATCAGGACTTAGCGGATTAGATGTAAAAGCCAAACCATATAACACGAGTGAAACGCCTATTACTTTAGGCACTGGTGTGGTTTCTGGCGCTGGTAATAACATTTTCACTGTATCATGGGTTAGAGATCTATTTCCGGCGGGGTGGTCATCTTATGCCTCAGATAGGGAAGGCGCTATAGTCATCTATATTGAGTTAGAAGAAACTGGAACTGCTGACTATTACCAATGGGATACCAGAGTAAACGTTGAAGATGGTGACTACACCGGTGACGCGTCTACACTTCCTTTAGTTAATCTAGTTTTTTATGACAATCAAGTTTATGAATATGACAACACCACAGCAGAGGCAGACCCTACAGCGGGTAAATTTAGATTAAATAATGCTACTTTGGCAAGTGTAACCGAAATGTATATTGCTGATGATAATAAATCTGGCGTTGATATGCAAACTTTCTGGCAGTCTCTTGCAAGTGGTTCAGATATCTATATTGCCACAGCAACCTCTCAAAATGACGCTGTTTATTTTACTGTATCAGGTGCCCCGACTAATAATGTAGGCTATACAAAAATACCTCTGACATACGTTTCAGAAGGGACAACACAGTTGACTAATGGCTCTTACATGTCCTTGATGGTAACTAAAATAGCAGGGATCGCTTATTCAGATGGTGAATCGATAAACGATAATAACGGCAATGAGCTAATACAGTTCGGTGTTGTTGGTAGTGCTGTAAATGAGGTTAAGATCACCAATGCGGCAACGGGTAACGGGCCAATCATAGCGCCAGCAGGTGAAACCAATATTGACTTAAATATTAACGCAACTGGAACCGGTGTAATAAAAGCTGGATCAACCTTATTAACGTCAAAAGGGGCCGATGTTGCGAGCGCTGGAGCGTTAACCCTTGGTACAGATGGAAATTACTTTGACATTACCGGAACAACCGCAATTACAAGCATCGCGACATTAGGAGTCGGCACACAAGTAACTTTACACTTTGACGGGGCTTTAACTCTCACACATCATGCAACCGATTTAATTTTACCTAGTGGGGCCAATATAACTACTGCGGCAGGTGATGAATTTACGTTTGTTGAATATGCTTCTGGCGATTGGCGTTGTATTGGTTATGTTCTAGCGAGTGGTGAGGCTATTGTGGGCGGTGCTGGTGGTGGTGGAAATTTCAATAACCAAACTGGAACTACTTACACATTAGTTTTAGCGGATGGCGATGGCATAACCACCGTAACTATGAATAATGCCTCAGCTAACACATTAACTATTCCAACAAACGCCAGCGTTGCTATCGGGACAGATGTTGCGATTTCAGTCATGCAGTACGGGGCTGGTTCTACTACAATTTCAGGTGATACTGGAGTGACTGTAAACGGCGTTTCTGGTGGATCGGTAGAGATTGGCACTCAATACTCAGGCGCAGTATTAACGAAAACGGCCACAGATACATGGATTGTAACAGTGGGCGCTTCTGGTGGTGGTGGCTTTCCAAGTACTGATTCAGATAAAACAGCCGCTTATACAATTGTTTCCGGTGATGTTGGTAATAATATTGTTTTTAGTGGCCTTTCTGCTGATGTTGATTGTACCTTAGACGTTAGTCTGTTATCTCTTGGGGATCAAATAGGCGTTATTAATGAGGATGCAACTTACAGAGTTAGGGTAGTGGTTTCCAATACGTCAACAATGACAATAGGATCAACTCGAACGGATTTAATGCTGTGGCAAGGCGGGACTCTCTTACTAGGTGGTGACACTTCTACCAATAATAGAATTTTGGCAAGGTCCTAATATGGCTTTTACAGAATTAGTAGATAAGCTCCCGTCAGGCAGTAGAAACTTAAATACATCACCTTGGACAGTTTCGGGACTAAAGGGCGACCAGTTTGATTACTCTTTTATGGTTTTTTGCGATTCGGGTTCAACTACAAATGGAGATTTAGAGGTGACTTTAAACTCAGACGTTAGTACAAACTATGAGCATTATCGAATGCAGGGGCGTACTACAAATCAAGAAGTTACCTCAAGCACTGGCCTTAATGCAATGGATTTTCCACAGGCAACTAGAAGTGCTAGCTCCAGAAATACACTCATAGTAGGAACTCTACAAGGTGAGTCTGGCAATGAACGGTATGTAACGACATTATACAGCAGTGGCTACAATCCAAGGATAATGCAATCTAGGTTTATATGGACAAATACCATTGATGAGTTAACATCCGTAACATTTACTGGTGGCGTTTCAGCCTCCTACACTTGGGAAATTTACGTTTGGGCCGTTCCAAAGCTTAATAATAATGATAACTGGGAGCTGGTCGATACGCTATCTTGGAGTGCTTCAAGCACAGAACAGAGTTTTACAGGCTTAGACGGGGACACGTCAAAATATTTCAAGTTGCTTTGGGATTCTCAAGACGCCGAACTTCAAGTGGAAATTAACAACGATGCGACAGCCGCCTATAAAAGAGAACAGGTTCGGAATACTGGTTCAGCTTTTACCGCCACGAGTGGTACTGATAACAATATACTAGTTGAGCGCTCAGGAATGCTCAGTATTAACGCTGAAACTGGAGATGAGCGCACAAGTATTGGTATTCATGGTGGGGATGGAACTAATAAGCAATTTATTCGTGCAAACTGGCATACAGACACAGCCACAGAGCTAACTTCCTTGTATTGCACCCCTTCAGCGCCAACAACAGCCACAACGAAACTATTCCGCTCTAAATATCCTAGCTCATGTATTCCAGACATGTTTGACTTACCTTTTGAAAAAGTGGATGAGTTTAGCGTTAATAGTGAAGACTTTACTTCAGGTCACACTTTCAGCAATTTAAATGGTGATTCCGTTGTATTGTACCGCTTAGAATGGAAAGGCCTAAAGGATAATTTAAGCTTGAATGTGCGTACTAATGGAGATTCTGGCGCTTCTGATTTTGCTTGGCAAAGATTAACGGGATCGGGTACGGCTGAGAGTGCAGCAAGTGACACGGCTGACACAAGTTTAAGATGGATTCAAGGGGGCGATACAGCTGAACAAGCGCATGGTGTTATGTATATTTATCCACAGTCGGGAGAGTATAGGCCAGCATTAAGTTATATGATGTGCGATGAAAATGAAATAGAATTGGCAGCTGGATGGAGGCTTGACACGGCCACAGAAATTACATCTATAAATGTCTATGCAACCGCAACAAAAACAGTCAACGGAACCTTCACCCTTTCAGCAATTTATCTATAAGGAATTATTATGAAAATCAGACATATCCAAGTAATAGGCGACATAGCAAAACCTTTGCCTGATCGACTCGCCGACAGAGCTACACATCAACTGAACCTAACAAATGAAAAATATGACAAGTATGTCAATCCAACTTATTTCAAGGTTGTAGATGGTGCTCCAGTAGCTAAGACTCAGGAGGAGTTAGATATTCAACTAGCGGAAGCACAGAAACGAAACGCTAAAAAAGCACTAAGAGAAGAAAGGGACGAAAAGCTTATTACTTCAACAGTGACTTATGACGGTTCAGAGTTCCAGACTAGGCCAAGCGATCTAATCAACTTTACAACCATGTTAACACTGTTACAAAATGACTCTGATGCGATCGTGTGGACTTTGGCCGATGATACCGAAAAGACTATAACTAAGGCTGATTTACAAGCTGTATATCTCTTAGGACTTCAAGCCGGTGCAATGATTGACAAGGAATATCGTGACGCTGTAAGGGCTTTATAATGTTTTTTGCAAGGTCATTAATAGGCGCTACAAGTCAAGGTGAAAGCGCAGTTGAAGTATCTGCAAACACATTATTGTTAGATGGCTCTACTCAGTACCTAACCGTACCCGATAATGGGTCTCTGCTAGATATGGAGTCAGGAGATAAATCACACTCAATATGGTTTAAAACTGGATCAGCTGGAACACATATTATGTTCTCTAAGGGCGATCAGAGTAATAACGCTTATTATGATATATTTATTGAGGGTGGTGTAGTTAATGCAAGAATTAGAACAGCAGTTGGTGCAAATATTAGACATTATCGGACTAACAGTGCAGCATTTGCTGATGATGCTTGGCATCATGTAGTAGTTAGGTGGAATAATTTTGGTACGTATGAAATTATAATTGATAATGTTAATCAAGCTCTCAATCAACCTTCCTCTGATGCAATATCTGGGCCTTTCAATACCTCTGATGATGTTTATATTGGGGCTATTGTAGCTACAGTACCCGTGGGCTTTTATAGCGGTTCATTAGCTAACATAATGATGTTTAATACGACCATTACAGATACAGAAGTAACCGCACTTTATAACGGCGGAGTCCCAAAACAGCCTTGGCTATTGTCTACAGCTTTAAAAAGTGATGCAGTGCTATTATTACCCCTAAATTCAGAAACAGATTCAAACGAATACAGTGACTACTCAGGGAATGCTAATGACGCAACCGCAACAGGCTCCCCAACGATTACAGGCGCATCTTTAACTATTGTTAACTCAACTGATACGGGGCCATAAAATGACTGAGTATACACTTAAAAAGATTCCGCAATATCACCTATATTGTGCATTAAATGGCGGGTGTTATGATCCTAAAAAGGATTATGTAGGTGCTCGCGGTGATTGGAAATCTAAACTGATCCCCAAAAAACGACATGGCTGTAGCTTTAATGAATCGGCTTTTATACATGACGCTCAATATTTAATAGGTGGCTGTGAAGAATGTAGAGAGGTGGCAGACTTACAATTTTATTACAACATGAAAAACGCCGTAACGATGTCTAAACCGAGATATTTTTGGGGGCTGGATTGGGCGCGCAAACTATTAGGTAAAAAATCAGCATGGGTATATTATCAAGCCGTGTCACTTGCTGGCAAAGATGCCTTTAATTATCACAATGAATGCAAACACTTAAGAAAAAGTTAATACAATGACAAGCAAGAAAGAACCCTCAGAGTACATAAAAAGCGCAATAGCAATTTTTCAAGTTTTAATGGCCTCTGTTGTCGTTTGGCTATTCTCTACCGTATCCGATTTAACTGGTCAAGTTATCGAGCTTAAAGCCAATCAGAAACACATACAAAGCGATATACCGCGAGTAGTTGAAGCAGTCGAAAAGAATACCGAAGTTATACGAGGGTTGGAAAAGATTATAGAAAGGTTAACCGCACTATTAGAAAAAGACCGATGAAATTATACAAACTCTTAACTTTAGTGATATTATTCTGGTTTATGGTAGGTTGTCAAATTGACGCTACAGGCCCTTATACAGGCACTAAATATTCAGCAGGGATTAACGCGGAAGATGGGATTTTTCTTAAGGCTAAGCCTTTTGGATGGGATTCTATTATTAAGCTCTTGACTCAGGAATAAAGAGTTCTGTACCTGAATTAAGAGGCCCCGAGATGGGGCTTTTTTAGGTTTAGGGGATCACCTTATTATAAACAGCTGTGACAAATCCGTTCTTAAAATCCCAATCATGAAACTTAAAATCCTCCGCCAAAAGTTCAGCGCCTTCATTATCAATCATTTTTTGTATCTGTTGCCTGACTAAGTTCATAACCGTCGTTTTACACTGTGATTCTGTGCGGTACTGGCTTGGACGATTACACGCGGCAATAGGAAATTTATACGTATTAAGCATTCTTTTTACCTCCTTTTCTGATATAATAACCATTGCACTTTGCGCATTTCCTTTTATAAACACCATTGTATAACTTGCGCGTATTGATAACCTTGACAGCGATCTCGCTCATTTTATAACATCCGTTACAGGTCATTTGAATTTCACCCCTGCTATTTTTGCTATCAATAAGAATGGTAAGACGACAACAAACAATCCACCAAATAACATAAATAGGCCTACCATCGGGACACCTTCTTTGAGCTCAAACTCTTGCTTAGAAGATTTCATGGCAAACACACCAAATATAAAACCAATCCATAACCAAGCAATTATTATATATATTATATCCATCTCATTCCTTTATCTTTTCTAATACCTTGGAAACGTCAGCGAGTGCACGAACAATAAAATAAGGCTCATTGAGTTGGTAACACTTATCGCGAAATTTAACCTCTCCCGATGTAAGCTTTTTGTTGCCGTCTTTAATCTCAATCCATGCCCAGCCACCACGATTATTAGATATATGAACATCACAAAAATTATCTCTTGCGGTCATATCCTCAACAATACAGCCAAGTCTTTCAAACTCTTTAACTATATCATGGTGGTTTTTATCTTTACGGCGCGCTCTCACTTGACATTATCCTAGTTTATGATTATATTTATAAATACTTTCCCTCAGCCCCGTTAGGTTTTCCCTTTCCTTTGTCCTAGCGGGGTTTTTTATTGTTTAGTTAGAGCCATAGCCATTATATATTTTTACGTCTTCCACTCTTCATCCTCAAATATTATTTTGAATTGCTTCTGTAATGCTGTACTACCTTTTGAGAAAATTTAAAATCTCGCCAAGAATGTCCTCGAAACGCGCTAGTAATGGTGCCACGGCTGATATTTAATTCTTTTGCAATTTCAAACATTTTATAACCATTATTATATAATTTATCTGCCAGCTCAAGTAAGCTCTGATTGAGTTTTGAAGTTCTTCTATTTCGGCAATTAGTCGCACCTGTTACCATGTGACAATTTTCAGGGGAATATGGGCCGTTATTATCAATCCGGTCAACTTGTAACCCATTCACATAATGATCATGATACCACTGTTCAAAATTAGATAACTTGTGCCACGCATCAACAACATAGATACCCCGTTGGCCATAGTTTGCAAAATCCTTATAATTAACATCGTAGCACCTTGAGTGGATGTTTTGCCAAACCGTCCTCACCTTACAGCATTTTTTACATTTATTTAAGCGACCATCCAACATTCCTTTATGTTTATAGAATTCATTAATAGGTGATACAGTGCTACATCTTATACATTTTTTCATTTTATAACCTCCATTGCTTTAATATAACACCATATCATCATTATATCAAATTCTAAAAGGGTATTACTTCACCGGTTTCCGCATCTATATTTGGTTCAGCTGTTGCCGTATGTTGTGTATTTCCCTTGTCGATCTTCCAAGCCTGAAGAGTATTAAAATATTTAACCTCCCCTTGTGGGTTTGTCCATTCACGACCACGCAAATTAAACTCAACGTTTAGCATCTGACCGACCTTTACATCATTTAAAACATCACATTTATCCTGCACTACTTCAAGCTGTATTTTTTGCGAGTATTCGCCATCTTCAACCGCCAGCACAAATTCACGTTTTTTAAATGTTTCACTAATATGCTGTACGTCTTTAACTACAATTACGTTTCCTGAGATATTCATACTTAAAACTCTCCTATTTTTAACTTCTTAACTAAACTATCGATGTACACTTGGCACATTTTAACACGTTGTTTTATTTTCGCTATTACATCCTCGTCTTTTTCTATGTTGAATTCCTTGTATCTTCTCTCTAAAGCATAATCGTCATAATTATGGTATTCCATAAGGTAGTCATATACATCATCATAATCACCCCCAACCCTATACCACTCTTGTTTTGCATCACGCTTAACTAAATCCGGTGGCGTTGTCATTAATGTATAGACAAGCTTGAAGTGTTTTTTATTCCATAGCTCCATATAACCTTGTCCTTGATAGTAGTAATCTTTCTCTGGAATCTCCTCCGCAGTTAATGGGAATGTCTCCCAACTCCACGAGCTTTTATTATCTATAATGCATTCAGGCGCATGAACGTCACAAGTACCAGTCAGAAAATCATTTTCTCTATACTCCTCATTTTTAGTTAGTGGTAATCCTAATTTATGACCAATTAAAGTGATCGCTTGATCCTCTACCATGTGCCCCTTTTGGGTATATTTGGAATTAATTTGTGCGGGCTTTTTACCATATATTTGACCTTTAAGCCAATTTTGACAAACAGTTTTAGCGCCTTGTGGCAATTCTGGATTATCCCTTTTATATAGTAGTTCACTATATTTCTTTTCCATATTATCGGTGTATGGCTTCTGACGGTCGATTAGATCGTTTAGTGTTTTCTGTTCAGTGTCACTTAAGCCTATATGACCGCCCATAATCTTACCAATTGCCGAGCATCTGATTCTAAACTTATACATTACAGACCCAACTTAGCCTTCATTTCATCCTTTGCCTTTTTAACTGCATCCGCATTTTGCATGGTGGCCGGTAGACTTAACCAAATCTGTTTTAACTGTTCGCCATCTTTTACAGCCTGTAAAGCTTTGATTGAATCGGCAATCTGTGAATTTGGCTTTGTGGCTTTGGATTGTGTCTGTGAATAGTCATGTCGTGCTTCATCGTTCTCACCGGTGGCCAATCCAAACAACTTTAAGTAAGCATATTTCACCGCATATGAGTAAGCTTTACCTGCGCCTTTGTCAGATGGATCATCACCCTGTCCAATACCTTCAACAAAATCATACTCGCTTGGCTCATCCATATTTACAAACTTTACCTTGACTTTGGCCGTAGTAATTGAACGATACTTAGTGACCATAGAATTACTTTTATAATCAAGGGCTTGGTATGCCTCACGCACCAATTTAGTTTTGACTTGATTAACAATAGATATTACTCCATGTTTTATCATAAGGTCATTAACAGCTTTTAATACTGCATCATGGCTGACAGCTTTATAAGAATTACGACCCGCTCCGACTGTGACGTCTTTGACTACATGGCCAACTTCTTTTTTAACTTCATTTATCCTTTGATAAAGATTCATTTACTTAACCCTCTTCTTAATATTGTTATTACATCGTTTAAACTTTTAGCTTCTAAAGACTGTTTTAACTGCTTCAGTGCTATGTGATTTTCATTATTGACTTTTACGCTTTTCATGTTTTTCCTTTTATTAATTATTAGACCCAGACCTAGACCTAGACCTAGACCCAGACCAAGACCTAGACCAAGACCCAGACCAAGACCCAGACCTAGACCAAGACCCAGACCCAGACCCAGAACTAGACCAAGACCCAGACCCAGACCCAGACCTAGAAACTTTCTGTTTTTTCCCGCGTATCACTTTAATTTTCCGAAGCTTTCGATACAATTCATATGCACATAAAACTCATCTACCCCTAAAGCTTGAACGTCTGAATATTCCTTTTCAGTGAAACTGCCCGTGTCATAGACAATTGCCGGATCTTTTAATAAAACACATGTTTCATTAACGCCTTCTAAAATACCTGTATAGATATAATTAAGACAAAAGATTGTTATTTTCTCACCGAGTAATTTTACTAAGCCTTCGCCTTCGACTTCAGTTACATTTACGACTTTCTTCATTTTGTTTTTTCCTTTTATTTGTTAATATCCCGTGTTTGAGATACCTAATGATAGTACAGTTTTTCCACTTAATCAAGTACATAAATGACTTCAAAGTAGAATTTGATGCATATTTTAAAAAAGTTTACAAAAAGTCAATTACAGGTATTGCAAAAAGTTTACAGTTGAATTATCATTAAGTATTGAAAGTTAAAATTAACAAAGGAAAAGAAACATGACACAAGCGGAAAAAATAGAAATGGAAAATTATATCAGACACCTATTTAATATCAAAAGAGAACAATTAAGTCAACACCTAAAAGAGTGCGGAAGAGACTCTTATTACAATACTGAAGTGAGCGCTCTGCTAGTAATGCGCAATAGATTTGGCGACACTTGTACAAACCCATTTATTTAATTAACGACACAAACAAAGGAAAAGCAACATGGATAAAGAAAACATATCAGCCGATACACTAGCCAACTATTTTGACAAGCCAGAGAATATCGAGCAGTGTGAGCCTGATTTATATGACGCCTTAATAGATGTATTTGTCGAGCACTATGAAGAACCAATAGAAACTAAATTATACCAGTGTCACGGGTGTAAAAGACTAACACCAATTAAACGCGGTGATAATACATGTAAAAATTGCAACACTGGTATTTATTGGGGGACGTTATGAAAAAGTCTTTGCTCCCCAACTTTGAACCCCGCACAATGATGTGCCAATGTCTACTCGCTACGATTGCAGTACACACGTTTGAGCATGGCTTGTATGTTTGGTTTGGCTTAATGTGGCTACCGATAACTGGTTTAATACTAGACTTTATAGATTGGATTAACATGAAGGTTGGAAAATGAAAAACCTAAAACACAAATATAAGCTTGGTGAACACCCGCCGCTACTTTGCAAAGACTGGGTATTGTATCTTACAATAATTTTACTAACTGCAAGACTATTTTTAGAGAGGTGCTAGAATGCAACACATAGACATTAACAAATTGACCGCTGTATTAGACCATTTAAACAACCGTATTGACCAACAAAACAGATTTATACATTTCTTGCTTGCATCGGGTGAATACACAATTGAAGAGTTGCACGAACTTAAAAAACTTACTAAAGAAATTGAAGACGAAGTTAATGTAAAAGAGATGCTAAATAGGATGCTGGAACAATGAAAATAACCATAGACGACTTTTATATAATTTTAATCTTAAGCTTATTTGCTGGCTCAATGCTGGCTTTAATAATCGGGGGTAAATGATGGATAATAACAAAGACTTAGAAGAAATAAAGACAATGATTCAAGCTCAAAAACAACTGGCTAAAGATCAAGCTCAATATATTAAAAACCTAGTTAGTGAGGCAAAGATACAGATTAACAAATATGATGCTTTAGAGTGGGATTACACCCATTTAAAAAACGATTATAAACTGGTTAATACATGCTGGTGTCTAATTGGCTTAATGGTTGGAATTATTACAGGGGTGATGTTATGAAACAAACGCTATTTAAAAACGATCTACATGACGAAATCCGCGTTCAGGAGCTTAATCATAAGCTGGATAAAAACCAACGTGAGCGGGAAGCGTTCAGAAAGTCACAGCAGGAAAAATATAAACAATGGTTAAAGGAGCAAGGGAAATGAGTATAAATGAGAAAGCTTTAATTAAAAGTTTAGAGGTGAATATGGACAGTATAAAAACTATTGCTCATTTTCTGATTGATGAGGTGTTGACAGGATCGCAAGCTAAACTGCTATGTGACAAGCTCAATGCAATCGGAAAAGAAGCTGATGATTCTATTAATGAAGTTGAGGAGGGTTAAAATGTCACAGCAACAATTAGAAAAGGAAGTTAAACAGATGGTTACACAAGATAAATACACAACGGTGAAAGAAAAGCGTGTGAAAGAAAAGCGTGTGAAAGAAGCAATTCACGACCACGGTAATTATATTAAAAAGCTAAATAGTTGCGTCGAGCGTGGCGTGTGGGGGAAGTGATGAAACCGCGTGAAATTGAACAAACAAGTAAAAAGCTTAAAGCTCATATTATATGTTGTTATTTATTGGGGATGTTTGGAGCGTTGATATTATGCTTTGGGGATCTTAAACAAGAAGGTGCCGCGTTTACTATTCTCTGCTTCTGGCTAACTGGAGGCGTTTGGTATATCGTAACAAAATTTAGAGTATGGTGGAACAATGGATAAATATATAAGCTTATTAGAATTGGTTAAGTATTATTATCAAACGAACTGCGCCGGTGGCAATCTTCACGTGTTACTTGATGACGGCAATACAGAGTATTCGACACTTCAGTTTTGTTTAGAGATATGCGAGAATCAAGGTGATTTACTAGGCGCGTTAATATGCGAAATGTTATATAGTTTCCCTGAAAAGGCAATACAGGAATTTTACCAGAGGGGAGGATATAGACTTGATTAAATTTAATAAAACTATATAATAGGGTAAAGGCTGTTGACCTAGTCTTAAAACAAACTAAATGCCAATTTACCCGCCTCTTGAGGAAGCTTTACATTTAGAGCTTAGGTCAAACTCAGGATGAGCGGGTTTTTTTTCTGAGAGGATATTATGGATAATGAATTAAAAGATTGCGTCACGCATTTTCAAAATCAAAAACAATTAAAACTAACCAAGTGGATCGATTCATTAGATGGACGCGCCAGAGTATCTAAAATTTTAGGTGTAAATAAATCCACTCTCTACCGTTGGGAAACCGGAGAACTTCCTGTGCCTGAATGGTTGAATAAATATATGTTAATGTCTGAAAATCTCGCAGAGGCCAAGCAGGAAATAGCACAGTTAAAAAGGGCGTTAAAATGAGTACTGGATGGATAAGACTGCATAGGCAAATACAAGATAATCCACTTTGGACTTGTGAAGCATTTACAAGGGGTCAAGCTTGGGTTGATTTATTACTCTTAGCTAATCATTCAGAATCATTTTTCTATAAGCGAGATATTAAGATATCAGTCAAGCGGGGGCAGGTCGGAAGAAGTGAGGTTGAATTAGCTGATCGCTGGAAGTGGTCAAGAAGTAAGGTAAGAAAGTTTTTAAAAGACCTTGAAAAAGAACAGCAGTTAACACAGCAGAAAAGTAATGTAACTCAACTACTTACAATTAATAATTACGAGGAATACCAGAAAAAAGAACAGCAAGACGTACAGCAAGAAGACAGCAAGAAGACAGCAAAAGAACAGCAAGAAAACACATACAATAATGATAAGAATATAAAGAATGATAAGAATGATAATAAAAGACCTGCCACTAACACCCGCTTTCAGCCTCCTATATTAGAAGATATTGCCTCATATTGTTTACAGCGAAATAATGGTGTAGATTCTGTGAAGTTTCATAATTTCTATTCTGCGAAAGGTTGGATGGTGGGCAAAAATAAAATGAAGGATTGGAAGGCGGCCGTTCGAACATGGGAAAAACCTAAACAACAAAACGACAGTACAGGGGGTTGGTGATATGAAAACGAATTGTATAGAATGTAATAGTGAATTTGATTATATACCTGCACAGAATGCGCTCGGTGTTAATTTAAGCGATTTAAAGCCAACTTTATGTACAAGTGAGTGTGAGTCTATCTATCGCGCTAAAACGCAGGCAGAGGTATCTAAAAACGTATTCTATCGAATTTTAAACATAATGCCCGATGCTTATAAAGGCGTTAAGATGGATGATTTCAATAATACGCCTATTTGCCAAGGTGGCAAAGAGTATAAATTTCAAGACTTGGTGCAACGTTATTGTAATTCTCAATATTGGAATATTAGCCTTTTTAGCCCTCAGTACGGCAATGGTAAAACTCGAATGGGTTTATATATGTTGGCATGTTTAGCACTTAAGGGAATTTATAAAACACGAGAAATACATAACATTCAAGACGCGGGATATTATTCTGCTATTGATATAGTAAAGATATTGAAAACAGAAACCTTTGACGCCAAGCAGTACCAATTGAAACGGTTTTACAGTTCTCGTGCTTTGATGATTGATGACTTAGGGCAAGAGCCTAAACAGTTTTCAACAGAGATAGCAGGGATTTTAAAAGTGCGTGAAGAGACTTATAGAAAAACCATTATTACAAGTAATTGTACGAAAGAGGAATTAATGGAGCGTTACACTGGCCGGATATATTCACGAATTGCCAAGGGTGCGTTTTTAGTTAAAGGTTCAGATTATAGGATGGCTAATTAAAAAGTTTCTAAAAAGTTTACAACAGACCTTGATAAAAGTTTACACTTAGATTATTATTAGGTATTGAAAGCAACGAAAACAAAGGAAAAACAAAATGACCGAAGAATGGAAAATACAACAAGACCGCCTAAATCCTAGATATTATAATATCGTGTCAAATAAATCGACTTGGTTTATTGCTGAGCAAATAACTTATAATCACGCCATGACAATTGTAACACATTTTAATAATTATGGCGCTGTAAAACTAGATGAAAATGGAGCAGTAAACAAGTGAAAAGTAGCGACATACCAATGATAATAAAAAGGTGCTTGACTCATAGAGTTCAGATTTACCCATTTCAACTGGCTTGTATATTACAAATGTATGAAAAGCACAGAGTTCCTGATGTTGATTTGGTAAAATTTGATAGCCCTACTTTAAAAGCGTATATAGAGGGGTTGTATTATTCTGGCCAAGAAAGCGCGTGTGATTGGACTAGAGGGCATAAAATACTTGAATCCATAGGGTTTGTTAAAGATGAGGTACAAAGAGGCCACAGGCGGTACACTTCCCTTATATGGACATTCTAACCAAAGGAAAACAATGCCACGCTGCAAAATATGTAAAAAAGGAAACTCAGTCGGTAACGGCGGGTTAAAATGTAAATGCAAAGGAGAAAGTAAGATGAAGATAGAAATAGAACTACCAGAGATTGATGGTTTTGAGTATACGGGGGAGTATAGATTGCCTAAAAAAGGTGATTGGTTTGTGTACGATGATGGTGACGCTGTGCAGGCGAAGGTTGATTTTAAAGGTAGTTATCCCCGCTTTATACTCAAACCCGTAGAAAAATGGATACCGGTCCACCTTAAGTATATACAAGAGCATTATAAGTGGGGGGAAGATGTAGAGATGAGAGTAAGGGATCGCGAGACGGATAACTGGTATTATCCAATTGTCTGGAGCACGCCAAATTATTTAGCTTGGGAATACGCAGAAATGAAAGAGGTGAAGAAATGACAATAAAAGATTATAGGCAAAAGGAAGGATTAACACAGAAGGCATTAGCTAAAAAATTAGGCTGTAGCTTGCAGGCTGTTAAGTTTTGGGAAACTGGCAGAAGGGAACCGCATGAAAAATGGAAAGTGGAATTAAAAAAACGAGGTGTTGAGGTATGACACACAAAGGAAGCTGGAACCGTAACAACCCTTCTGAGCTTAATAGCTTTTATTGTAAGGTGTGCGGATTTGGCCCGAAAAGCTGTAAGTGTGAAAAGCCGAGAAAGGGCGGTAAATTAAAGAAACAGGTTAAGAGGTAAAGTATGAATTATGAATCATTATTAGACGTATGTGACAGCCATAAACAGAAAGAACGTGTATTAGCATGTATGAATTATGGAACGCAAACAGCGGCCGCCGAAGCACTAGGTGTAGACCGTAAAAGAGTAAATGAGACTATCAAATTATTAGAGGGAAGGTTAAACAAAGCAAGTCATGAGACTGTAGTAGGCATTATAGGAGACACACATTTACCTTATGAACTGGCAGAATATAGAGAATGGGTTAAAGATGTATTCGACGCAAACGGCGTAAATAAGGTTATTCATATTGGCGATTTATTTGACCATCACGCGCTAAGTTTTCACGATTCAGAACCCGCTTTAAAAGGTGCACATGGCGAATATATAGACGCGCTTGAACATCTTGAACCGTGGAAAGAAACCTTTCCTCAATTAACACTTATCACCGGAAACCATGACCTAATACCAAGTAGACAATTAACTAAGTTAGGTGTGAACCCGCTTAAGTGGATGAGGCCACTATCTGAAGTTTATGAGTTCCCGCGTGATTGGGTAGAGGTTCAAGACATTGAGATTGACGGCGTTTTATATCATCATGGTCATACTTCTGTTGGCGTGAATGGATTTAGAAATGACGCGAAAAATAGAATGCAGAATACTGTTTCAGGACACGCGCATGGTAATTTAGGGGTCAGTTGGACGGCTTGCCATCATAGGGCGGTTTGGGGTATGGCTGTGGGCTGTGGAATAGACAACAAAGCTATGGCTTTCGCATATGGTAAACACTTTAAAAATAAACCTATTGTTGGTTGTGGTGTAGTTCATGGCGGTCATACTCCGATGGTTTATGCAATGGATTTGGGGGAAAATTAAAATGATAAACCTAATTAAAGGCGATTGCCTTGAGAAGATGCAGGATATTGAAAGCGGAAGTGTTGACGCAATTATAACCGACCCGCCTTATGGAACAACCGCTTGTAAATGGGATAGCGTTATTGATTTTGAATTAATGTGGGAGCAGTTGAATAGGATAATAAAACCCAATGGGGCTGTTGTTTTATTTGGTTCTGAGCCTTTTAGTAGTGCTTTGAGAATGAGTAATATTAAGAATTATAAATATGATTGGGTTTGGGATAAGACGTTTGGCAGGCAACCACAGTTAGCGAATATTCAACCAATGAAGCAGCACGAATTAGTTCATGTCTTTGAATCTAAAGGGAGGAAGGTTTTTTATTATCCACAAAAAGAAAAACTAAAAAAGCCATATAAAAGCAATGGAGCAGGTAATAACACAGGAACTAATAACTCTCATAAATTAGGACTAAAAAAGCAGGCAAAAACATACACGCATAAGACCCCAACAACATTATTATCTTTTAAACCTCAAGCCAATTCAAAACTTTCGCACCCAACACAAAAACCAGTTGCCTTAATGGAATACCTAATTAAAACGTACACAAACGAAAAAGAAACGGTTTTAGATTTCACAATGGGCAGTGGTAGCACTGGCGTTGCTTGTGTCAACACTAACAGGTCATTCATAGGCATCGAGCAGGATGATAAATATTTTGAAATAGCTAAGGAGAGAATCAATGATAATCCGCGATAACTGCGAAGTATTAACCAATATGTTAGCGGGTGCTGTGATTAACTATCTTTTAACTATGATTATTTTCGGAGTTAGTGCAAAATTTGCAATAGGTACAACCGCGCTATTTTTTAGCGTATCGTATGTTAGAAGTTATATAATAAGACGTATGTTTAGAAAAGGCGAAGTTTCAAAAAAAATGAAAGCAAAGGATAAATGAAAAAATGAGTAATAAACTACAAGTTGGTAATATTGTAAATATAGGGCCTCCGATGGATGTCTATTCTGAAGTACCTAGTCACTTTTTATATCACAATCGTGTAGGTGATTGGTCGTTATCTAAGGGGCATATTAAGGTATCTGACTTTCCTCATATGATTGGTAAGTATGTTGTTGTGGAGGCTAAATTGCATGGTGGCGGGACTGGTCATGGGCCGCATGATATATATCCTGATGGTTGGCATGTCGTTTTAGAAAAGATGGATAACGATTGGGTAAAGGTGGATTTTTATCAGAGCGGATCATTTACTTGCGTTCACAGAGATGTTGAAGTTGTAGGAAATGCAAAAATGACATGGAGTTCAAAAAATGAGTAACCCATTCAAAGTAGGCGATCAGGTTATCGTAGAATCTGGCATGTCAAAAAAGCTTATAGGTTTATATGGCGAGGTGATGTATATAGACGGGGAATTTTGCGAGGTGGCTTTAGAAGGTCGAAAGGATTATGATAGATTGCATTATTTGGCTATGTCGGAGTGTGAGTCTGTTCAATATCCTAGTGTTTGTGATCTACCAGAGACATGTGACATATGCAGAGGCATCTTTCCTATGGTGGTATTAACTGAAGACGGCTTTTGCCCTGAATGCGATTTAAAGCGCGGAGCTGAGACGTTAAAAAATGACGTTAAGGTTGAAAGTAAACCAGAGAAGGCAAAACGCTATAATTCAGGAAAGCCGGAGCTGTCATATAATCTATACTG